GGGGGCATTGTTATTGCTCAAACAGACAACTATGTCCGTACAGAAAAAGCCGCCACCTCAACGGGTGAGATTATGGGCTTTGGTGAGGCGGCATGGCTTGATCCTATGATGGGTGGTGAGCCGTGGGTCGAGGTAGGCGATAGAGTCGTTTACGCACGATACGCGGGAAAATTTGTTATTGATCCTGATGATGGTAAGGAATATGTCGTGATTAATGATGATGCAATACAGGCACGAATTGTCGAGGAGGCAACCATTGACTGATACGCCAGAGCAAATCAAAGAAGCCGAAGGGCAAGGCTGGCAATCCGATTTTGAAGGCGACAATAAAAAAACGGCCGCCGAATTTCTTCATGATGGAAAGTTTTTTACAGAGATTAAAGAACTTAAATCCCAAAATAAGAAATTAGCGAAGTCTTTTGATAATTTAACTGATCATTATGAAAAAGTTCGTATTAACGATCAACGAAAGTCAGAACAGGATTATCAGGACCGGATTGATAAATTAAAAAGTGAAAAGGTATTAGCTCTTGATGAAGGCGACAACCAGAGGGTTGTTGATATCGACGAGCAACTACGCACGACAGAAAAACCAATACAGCAACCAGAAGTCAATGTTAATGGAGAGTTTGACGATTGGCTTAAGGATAATAGCTGGTATGACGATTCAGAGTTTTTACGTGTTGAAGCCGATTCAATTGGTCAACAATATTACGATCAAGGGAAGCGGGGCAAACAATTATTTGGTGCAATAGAAAACCACATTAGACGTAAATATCCCGGTGATTTTGAGAATGAAAAACGATCTCGCGCTCCGACGGTTGAAGAAGGATCGACTATGAATAGTCAGTTAAACGACAAACCAAATGGCAATTCTAAAGCCACATTTAAAGACTTAACCCGTGAAGAACAAAAAATATTTAATGAGTTTAAAGCGGATGGCATTTTTAAAAATGATGACATGATCCAAAAATATTATAACGATGTGTTGGAGGTGCGCTAATGGCTAAATGGACAGATGAGCAACGTAAGGCTGCAAGTGATCGGATGAAAGAACTTAGTGATAAAAAGAAAAGCGCAAAAGTGAGCGCAAACATGCGGATACCTATAGGTGGGCAACGCAATTTAACCGGTGTCAGTGATACACCGGATGGCTGTGTCGATAGATGGGTAAATGATAAGCCCGGTCGAATAGATAGATTTAAACGTGCGGGTTATGAAATTGTAACAGCCGCTAAAGTTGGGGACTCCGGTGTTGATAGCACCCATTCTGATGCGGGAAGCGTTTCGCGTGATATGGGGCAAGGTGTAACAGCGTATTTAATGCGACAGCAAAAAGAATTCTACTTAGAGGATCTTAAAGCCAAGCATAAAAATGTTGATGCAACAGAAGAAACGATATTCCGGGATGTTGATAATAAATTAAACAACGGCTTTTATGGTGGTGTCACCATAGATAGGCGTTAACTTTAAGGAACTTTAATTATGGCTAATCCAGATCGCCCTCGTGGATTCACTCCGATACACATGTTATCGGGTGCATCTTGGTGTGGCAATATTCGTTCTCTTGGCGTAACCAATGCCAAGGACATTTACATTGGTGACGCGTTGTCACTAACGACTAACCTTGCGGCGGTAATGACCACGGCTGATGCCACCATGTTGGGTGTTGCTGTTGGTTTTGGTAAAAAAGATGCCTCAAGTGGGCAGTATGCTAGTGCTTATAACCCGGACAACCTCACGACTTTATATTACGACGATAGTGCATCAACTAATACCGATTGGCGTGTTTGGTATGTGCCGTTTGACGATATGATTTTTGAGGTTCAATCCGATTCGGATATCGATAAGGCGGTGGGCGACATTGTTGATCTCGTTGTCACCACAGCAGGTAGCACGGTAACGGGTCGCTCGGGTCAAGAAATAGGGGCAGGTACAACAGATTTTAGAATTGTTGAAATACCGGCATATCAAGATAACGACAGCACAATTGCCAATACGCGATATTGGGTAACTGCGCTGAAATCTAAATTAATTTGGGATTAAGGGGGACTTATGCCTATTACTACTGGTAATTTTGCCAAGTTTTTGTGGCCGGGTCTAAATGGGATTTACGGCGACAAATACAAAGAGTATGCCAAAGAATACGAGTTGATATACGAGAAGAAAGGATCGTCCCGTGCTTACGAGGAAGATGTTGGCATCACCGGCTTTGGTACTGCGGCGGTTAAAACGGAAGGAAATCCAATCGGGTATGACACCGAGCAACAAGGGTTTCTAACGCGTTATAACCATGTTGTTTATGGTCTTGGTTTTATCTTAACCGAAGAAATGAATGATGATGATCAGTACCGGCGTGTGGGTGCACGGCGAACCGAAGGGTTGGCCTATTCCATGAGAGTCACCAAAGAGATTGTTGGCGCAAATGTACTAAACCGTGCGTTCAACACCTCCTATGTGGGGGGTGATGCGTCAACATTGATTGCTTCTGCAAGTGGTGGTGGTAGTACAAACCATCCTAATGTATCGGGTGGTTCGTGGACGAATGGACCAACTACGGCAGGGGACTTGTCGGAAAGCGTTCTTGAGCAAGCGGTTATTGATATCGGTAATTTCTTGGATGATCGCGGCAAGCAAATGAAAGTCTTACCTAAAAGATTAATTGTCAAAAACGATCTGCAATTTGTAGCAGAGCGGATTTTACGATCAAACTTGCGGCCTGCCACAACTGATAATGATATGAATGCCATTAAATCAATGGGATCTATTCCTGAGATTGTGATTAATCATTATTTAACCGATGTTGATGCTTGGTTCGTGCAAACGGACATCCCTTTAGGCATGACCTTATTCCAACGTAAAGAAGCTAAATTTGCGTCGGATAATGACATGGATACATCAAACGCAAAGTTCAAATGTACCGAACGATATTCGTTTGGCTGGACTGATCCAAGGTGTTTGTACGGAAGTCAAGGGGCGTAATCTTAGCCCCTTCGGGGGCTATTCTATAAGGATAAAACAATGGCAATTTCACACATATCGGGACCGTTAGCAGTTGGTCAAGACTCTTACGAATCATTAATCACCACCAAAGCGTTAGATAAAGAGGACAACGGTAAAACGTTTGGCCTGAATCTTGCCGGTGGATTCACCATTACCTTGCCCGCAGTAGCGACCGTCAATGCTGGCTGGAAAGTCCGTTTTCGCGTTGAAACCAATCCAACGACAGCCTATATCATCACTGAAAAAGCAGCCGACGATACCAATATAATTTTAGGTTCTATCAATACCAGTACCGGTACAACGACAGCGGCAGACTTTGAAGTTACGGGGGCTACGTTTGTGACCCTTGTTGCTAATGTTGCCTTAGTTGGTGATTGGGTAACGATTGAAACCAACGGTACAAAGTGGTTTGTATACGGTCAAGCGACTGTACCAGCAGCTATTACCATAACCTAATGGGAAAGGCTGATTATCTTGCTTTTGGCGAGTGGAACGCGTGGTGTGACAGGTGCGGGGAGAAACGAAAATCCAGCGATCTAAAAAAGACGTGGGACGGGTTTTATGTTTGCCCCGAGGCTTGTTGGGAAACGCGCCACCCTCAAGACTTCCTTCGGGGCATGAAGGACGATCAAAGCGTTGCCTGGACACGCCCCGAACAGCCCGATCAAGAGACTGATAATTCAAGTTGGGCAACGCCCACCTCTGTACCCGATGGTACTTTTGACAATTCACTATAGGTATCACAAATGGCTATAAAATTATTAGATGGTGCTACCGCAACAGGGGTAAGTCCTTCCCATGCGGTTAGAATGAAACCTCGTAACCATACCGTTCAAGCCACAATTACCGGTGCACCAACGGCCGTCACAATTGATTTAGAAGGATCGCTTGATGATACAACCTATGTATCATTAGCATCGTATATCTTTACAGCTAGCGACTTAACGGCCACAGCGGCTATGTTCCATGTGGTCGATAAACCGGTGAGGTTTGTTCGTTTGAACCTAAAAACGTTAACTGCGGGAACTAATCCAACCGTTACCGGTTTGTACGAGGGTGAAACTGCATGAGCGAAACTCAATCCTTTAATGGTGGTCGCTATATCGAGTGGTCGGGAACAGCAGGAGCAGCCGACAACGCGCTTATCTATACCTCAACTGATGTGAGTCTTTATAACTTCCATACAATCTCAGTCACGGGCACTAATGCTGCTGATGTCGAGGTCACGGTTGATGGTACGAATTGGAACTTAGTCGCAACGTTACTCGCTGATGATGTGACCACCGGCGGCGGTATTAAAGCCATTACTATACCAACGGGCAAGCTCGCTATCCTTAACGGTCAATTTAAGCAAATTCGAGTTCGTCAAGACGGTGCGACCGATGCCGATGCCTTTGGTACTCATGGAATCATCTAATGGCGATTAGTGGATCGAGCAACTATTCAATAACACGGGACGATTTAATAGCTCATGCCTACCGGATTCTCGGCGCGCTTCGTGCAGGGGGTTCACCATCGGCTGATGAGATAACCGATGCAACCGTTGCAATAAATATCATGGTCAAGGCTTGGCAAGCTTACGGCTTACAGTTATGGGTTATTAAGCAAGCAACGATAATCCCGGCTAATGGCGGTTTAACGTATTCCCTTGGTGATGCAGCAACAGATAACCATGCCTCTTTAGACGTTGGAAAAACGGAAATGCGCGTTGCTGGCGTTGCAAGTGATACCATAATTGAAGTTGATTCCACAACTGATATGGTCGCCCTGGATAATATTGGTTTAGTCCTAGACGATGGATCAATCCATTGGACAACAATATCGAGTGTAACCGATAGCGATACAGTTGTTATTAATACTGGCTTGGCGAGTGCCGCAGCCGTTGACAATAATATCTATTTTTACACTAATAAAATCGTTAGGCCGCATGAATTATTAGAATTGTATCGGCGCGATTACGATAGTGTGGTTGATGTTCCGTTGATACGATTGTCACGGACTAATTTTTTCACCCTATCCGATAAAGATACCACCGGAACACCTGTTAATTTTTACTATGATCCACAGTTAACAAGTTCTGTTCTCCATGTGTGGCCGACTGCCGGAAGTACCTTCACCTCAAATTCAGTCTTTATTGCAAACGTTAAAAAGCCGTTTGATGATCTCGATAATGCTAACGATGATTTTGAATTTCCGCAGGAATGGTTTGAAGCTATCGTTTATGGTTTAGCCGAAAGGCTCGCGCCGATGATCGGTTATCCACTACCTGATAGACAAATGCTAAAGATGGAGGCCTCTCAATATTTGGATCTTGCCTTGTCTTTTGACCATGAACAAACTGATGTCACGTTTGTTGCAAATGAGGATCAAAGGACTGGACTACTCGGCTCATGAATTTAGATCCTGTGGTTAATTTAGAATTTAAAGATTTTGCAGGGGCGACTATTACCGATAGAGAAACCGGTATTGTTAATGGTATGGTGGATACTAGCAAAGGTAAGCCGGTAGTAACGCAGCGACCCTCAATTAATATCACAGAGGTAGCAGTTACCGCAAAAGGTCGAGCCGTGTATTTTTGGGACAGTAATAATGTTCTCTACCTTCTAAATGACGATACAATTTATAAAAATACCTATTCTGGCGCGCTCGGTACGACCATTACCTCTGGAACAAAAAAATGTAAGTTTCTACAATTAAACACCTTGCTTGTATTAATCGACCCCGAAGATGACGCAGGATATACAATAACTACCGCCGATGCTGTAACCGCGATAGGGGGATCGTTCCCCGCCGATATAGCTCACGGTGGCGCGATTTTAGACGGTTATTTATTTGTAATGGACTCGGCCGGTGTTATTTGGAATTCTGACTTAAATGACGCGTCAACCTTTAGCGCTGGAAATAGTATTGATTCTGAGCGGGAAGAAGATGGCGGCATCTACCTTGGCAAACACCACGATCATTTAATCGCTCTTGGTGAACGCACAGCAGAATTTTTTTATGATAATGCCAACCCCACCAACTCACCTCTAAATCGACGTGAAGATATTGCGTACACCATTGGCTGTGTCGATGGCTACAGCGTGTGGGAAGAAAGCGACGTAACTGTTTTTGTCGGCTCTGAGCTTAGTACCGGTATTAGTGTTTATGTATTAGAAAATTTTAAATTTAAAGTTATCTCCACAGGGGCTATCGATGCATTATTAACGCAATCATTAACAAGGGACGGCTATAGCGTTTTTGGTTCTGGCTTTTCTGCCAATGGTCATAAGTTTTATATAATGACCATCCACATAACACCGTCAGCCATTGATCCCGAAGTTACCTATGTCTATGACTTTAAGACTGGCCTTTGGCACGAGTGGGAAACTACGGCTAATTCATTAACAAATTTTCCCGTTATGGATTGGTCAATCCGTGCCGGGCAGTCTGTTCGCTCCGGTACTGGTATTTTATCTAATGGTGATGTGGTTATTGTTAATAATACCTACTCGCCACAGGATACCGTTGGCGCAAACGTATACGTTACACCAGCGACTTACGTGGATGCTGGCTATATTACTGATACCGGAACAGCAGGCACGGCCATGACCATGAAAATTCGTTTTGGTCAGTTTGACGGCGAAACCAATAATAATAAGTTCATGCACTATTTAAGACCCCGCATGAATGCTACGGCAAACTCGCAAACATTAACGGTCAAATGGTCGGACAATAATAATAGTAATTTTATTACCGGCGGTACAATTGATACCCAGTACCAACATGGCGATCTTCACAGATTAGGCCGGTTTTACCGACGAAATATCGAACTCGAATATTCAGGTACAGAACAGCTTTTTATTGAGTCGTTAGAAGTTAATGTTCAAATGGGTTCGGTGTAATGGCAGGGCGTGATTTTGGCCCACCTCCATACATTGTTCCAGAGTTTAGCGTTATTTGGCGAAATTGGTTAAATCTAGTTTACCGTAAAATTTATAAACGAACGTTTACGCTTAATTTACAGGCCAGTAACTCGGTTAGCCCGTCATCAAATCCAATGGTCGATAGTGTTTTAGCGATTGCACCTGTTGTTCTTGCCGATGATACGACGAATGAAAGTCGTCATTTCTCTTTTGTTGTTCCTGATGACTGGATTTTAGGTTCGAGCTTAACGGTTAATGTGTATTTTGCCAATATTACCACACAAACAGGCATTAAGAATGTTATCTCATTGATTGCATATTTAGCGAATGCAACAGGTGAAGTTGTTTCAGGAACGGGCACAAGCGTATCGGATACGGCTACTCTCGCTACTGGTTTAGCAGCAAGTACTATTAACGTTTCAGGTGATTTTGTTATACCCGGCTCAGCTTTAGCAGCCGGTGATACTGTCTCTCTACAGTTAATCCGTGACGCAGTAAATGATACCTGTGTTGGTGATGTAGCTTATATCAATCTTTTAGTCCGTTACTCAGGGCTTATAAACCATGAATAATTTTTTAGTCCTTGGGCTTCCTCGTTCCAGAACGGCTTGGCTTGCCAATTTTCTAACCTATAGCGACATTACTTGTTCCCATGAAGGGATTAACGGTTGCCGAACACTTACTGAATACAAAAAACAGTTTAAAGATAATTCAGGCGATAGTAATACCGGTTTGGCTTATTTTGATTTTGAGTCCTTATTTGAAGATTTTAAAACCATCATTATTGATAGTAGTGTTCGCAAGTCTATTGAATTTTCAAAAGCCACCTACGGTATAAACAACCACGATAAAATTATCAAATTAAAAAAGCGATTAGATTCGTTAAAAGGGTTACACGTCCGTCTTGATGAAATAGATGGACGCTTAGAGGAAATATGGGATTACGTTTCTCGGTATCAATTCAACGAGCGGCGCGCAGTACAATTAAGTTCTTTTAACATACAAGTTTGTAATCCATTTTTAATAGATGTTGATGCAACTCAAGAACTTTTCACTAACACAAAACATTATTTATAAAAGGGGATTTTATGCCTTGGGGTGCAGTAGCGACTTTAGCTGGTGGTTTGATTGCTGGAAAAGCAGCGCAAGACTCAGGTAATAGAGCGGCAGATTCGCAAGAGCGCGGGATAGCCGAGCAACGCCGACAATTTGATATTACGCAGGAACAAAATAAGCCGTGGTTAGATGCTGGTAAAAGGGGGCTTGTTCGCTATGAAGATCTTAGCGGCAGACAAGCAGATTATGAAGGGCTTATCCAGTCTAATATACCGGGTCAATTTCAATCCCCTAGCAATATACCGCAACCCTACCAATCACCAACTAAT